AGGAAATCTCTGTTTAAACTCAGATATGATTGACTCTCTCATTGATATGAAATCAGCATCGCTTTTCATATGCAAATAGGATTCTATCAAGAAAGAGTTAATAGAATCATGATCTTGTTTACCTGCATTAACCACACGAGATGGCAAAACCCATTCCATGGATTTATACAGGGAGTTCTTATCTAAAGGCGCCACAAAACGGTCATTCTTTTCCGACCAAGTAAATTGCCTCTTTAGAAATGTTAACTCTTCAAAGCGCATGTACGCTCTCACCTCTGCATCTTTAGCGGCGCTAGTAAAAGACATATTGTAAACATCATTACAAAACTTTTGATATACATCAGCATTGAAATATTGTATTACATCTTCCTTAACAGCAACCGCCAGATCATCGCCATAAGTAAGAGCCATGACAAAATCGAAAAAATTACCAAATTTTTTATCGTGTTCCAAATGGATCCATGAATACACTAAATAGACCAACCCCAACAAAGAGTTGTCTTCAGCTGTGGCATATCTGCCACTAGCTTGAAGTCCTACTTTCGTGAACATATCATTTACCATATGCAAAACAAGGTGGGAATGATCTTCTAAAAGCCCATTTACTATTTTTAATTGTTTTGCATTGTAACCCGATTTTTCAAGAAATTTAAGAATAATCACCTTACACATGTTCCTACAATCGAACACTGCATTTACGTCATAACCACTGTAATCTCCTTCCATGAAGGTACTCGAAAATTGTTTCATTTTCTTTCCCAAGCGATCAAAATCAGCGTGGGGGTTGGAACCAACAGCGGTATGAAAAACTTCACCTTGCTCAACCATCAAACTATAGAAAGGAGCTAGGTACATACGTGCAACTATCAATACAGGTAATGAACTTACGTAAAATAAGCGCGTCTTTCCTTCTAAGCACTTACTTAGTTCACGAGGTTCATCTTTACATGCAACAGAAAAAACAGGGTAAGCTGTTTCTCCTCTTTCGTAACATTCAATGATCCTTATCATATCATCCTCAAGCTCTTCACAGGGCATTGAATTGATATCATCAACTAACGGCAAAAACTGATATTTGTCTCCTTCCCATCCATATCCTCCGCTCGTAGAGCGATTTATACGTCGGATAAACGGATCAACACCAGCACCATTAATAGCAGAAAAGACAGTTAAAGGTGCCAACTTTGGCCTCTTAACATTACAATCTAAGTGATTGAAAATGCATTCAACTGTTTTTTCCATGTAAATAGGATCCAATAAAATGAGTGGTTTATTCATCTTACGGAGACCCACATTGTATGGACTAACATAATTTCCATCTATTACAGATGGTTGCATCAGTGGTTTACTGTACTTAATTGTTGGTGAAAAATTAAAATATTCA